AAAATACGCAACCGGTACTATGGCATATTTGCATGAAATTATCAAGAAACCAATCAACCTTTTAACTTATGATGTTGAGACCGAGGGTTATGGTGAGAATAAAGAGACAATAGAAGTTGAAGTTCGTTATCGTTACAATAATGGTGAACTCAAGAGATACGAAGGAAGTAAGATATAATAAGTGAAACCTTTGGTTGACCAAGTTCATAATTGTGATAATTTATCACTTTTAAAAAAACTTGATACAAACTGTATTGATTTAATTTATTGTGACATTTTATACGGAACAGGTAAAAAATTTAAAGATTACCAAGATTTAGAACCTGATCGACAAATCATCGATACTCATTATATTCCTCGTTTGTACGAAATGAAACGAGTATTAAAAACAACTGGAACAATTTATCTGCAAATGGATTTGCGTATAGTTCATTGGATACGGGTTTTAATGGACAATGTATTTGGATACGAAAATTTTAGAAATCAGATTGTAGTAAAATTTAATATTGGTGGTAGAGGCAAACGAGAATTTGCGAAAAAGCACGATTATATTGTAGTGTATACAAAGTCTGATGAATTTGTTTTTAATGACCTTGATATAAGAGTTCCGTACAAGTCAGTTATTAGCAAAAAGCAAGATAGACCAAACATCACCGATGAGAAATTAAAAATTGGAACGATACCTACAAATGTTTGGGATGACATCCCGTCTGGATTAAAAGTTAAGAAGTCCACCGATTATTATAGTGAGAAACATCCTAAGATTTTAGAAAGAATAATTAAAGCAAGTAGCAATGAAAGTGACATTGTTGCTGATTTTTATTGTGGTAGTGGTACTACATTCGCAGTTGCTAAGTCTTTAAATCGTAACTATATAGGATGTGATATCAATGCAGATGCTGTGCGAATTTGCAACGAACGATTAAGCAAAAAATAGTTAATTTTTTTACCTTGAAATTAACATAAAATTCAAGTAAAATATATTTATATATAGTAAATAAAACTGACTAAATAATAATTGAAAAATGAATAGTGAAAATAAAAAATACGATGCCTACGGCATTCGATTAGAAGTGTTAAAAAACGCAAAAGAGATGGTATGGGAGACATGGCACATGGAAAAAGAAGAGTTGGAAAGTCGTGCTAATTTTGAAAATACTCCCTTAGAAATACCACCGATTCCAACTACACACGAAGTATTAGAAATTGCTTCGGACTTTTACAATTTCGTTGAAAATGGCGGAAAAGCTTCTTAATTAATATCATTCTGATTGACGAAATTCAAAACGAGTTGTATTATATTAAGAATATTATTAAACAATAAAAACTAAGGAATAAAAAATGGCAATTGACCTAGATAAAATCAAAGCAAAACTTACGAACCTCTCTCAGAGTAACAATCGTAAGAACTATCAATGGAAACCCCAACCTGGCAAACAACAGGTTCGCATCGTGCCTTACAAGCATCAACCAGATAATCCGTTTATTGAGTTGTTTTTCCACTACGGAATCAACAATCGGACTTATCTTTCTCCCAAGTCGTTTGGTCGTCCTGATCCAATCGTAGAGTTTGCAGAAAAGTTGACTCGTAGTGGAGATAAAGATGATTATCGCATGGGACGTTCTCTTATGCCAAAAATGAGAACTTTTGTTCCTGTCGTCGTTCGTGGTGAAGAAGCAGAAGGTGTTAGATTTTGGGGATTTGGTAAAGAAGTTTACCAAGAACTATTAGGAGTCATTGCAGACCCCGATTATGGAGACATTACCGATGTAACTAATGGAAGAGATATTACAATAGAATTTCTTTCGGCAGAAGAAGCAGGCCGGTCATTTCCAAAGACTAATATTCGTGTTAAACCAAACACAACACCTATATCTGAAAATAAAAATATAGTTGATGGTGTTGCTAATAATCAAGCAGAAATCACAGAAATTTATCAAGAATTAAGTTACGATGAATTGAAAGATGCTCTTGAAAAATGGGTAAGTGGAGAAACTGAAGAAGATGCTCCACCTGCCGAATCAGTAACAGACAACGAAGTTGTCGTTGAAGAAACACAAAAAGAAGTAAAGCAACCAACGGTTGCTAGTGCAACTTCTGAACAAAGTAAACCAAACGCAACTTCCACGGAAGATGTGGAGGCTGCTTTTGAAGAGTTGTTCAAGTCTTAAAGAAGTAAAAAGAACTATAAGTGTGGTGAGGGCAAATCCCTCACCACACAAGTTCACAAAATAGAAATTATTAAATATGGCAAAGAAAAAAGAAGTAAAACCAACAAGCAAGTCCGATGATTTAGCAAGTGTACTTGCAGATAGTTTAAATACTGCATATAAAGACGAAGGTAAAGTTGCCTTCTTTTTAAGTGAAGGTGATGATCCGTCACTTATATCTGATTGGATTTCAACTGGTAGTAGTCTTCTTGATCTTGCCATTTCAAACCGTCCCAACGGTGGAATTCCAACAGGACGAATCACAGAACTAACTGGACTTGAACAAAGTGGAAAAAGTTTAGTATCTGGTCACATTCTTGCGGAAACTCAAAAGAAAGGGGGTGTTGCGGTATTAATAGATACCGAAACAAGTGTATCAGTTGAATATCTAAAAGCAATTGGTGTTGATACTGAAAAGTTATTGTATGTTCATGTAGACACAGTTGAAGACATTTTTGCAACAATTGATAACATCATCGCAACTATTCGCAAAAGCAACAAAGATAAACTCGTAACGATTGTGACAGATAGTGTATCAGCTGCGTCAACTAAAATTGAAATGGCGGCAGATTATGCAAAAGATGGTTATGCAACTACCAAAGCAATTTTAATCAGTAAAGCAATGCGTAAGTTGACTTCAACAATTGGAAGACAAAAAATCGCATTGGTATTCACAAACCAACTTCGTCAAAAGATGGGAGTTATGTTTGGTGATCCGTGGACAACGAGTGGTGGTAAAGCAATTGCGTTTCATGCAAGTGTTCGCATTCGTCTTAAAAGTATGGGGCAAATTAAAAAGGGTGCAACCACAGAAGTTATCGGTGGTAAATGTGAAGCAACTATCGTTAAAAATAGAATGGGTCCTCCACAACGAAAAGCATCGTTTGAAATTTATTTTAATCGTGGTATTGATGATATCGGAAGTTGGATAACAACATTGAAAACACACAAAATTTTAAAACAAGGTGGTGCGTATTATTCATTTACAGATTCTAAAGGAAAAGACTATAAGTTTATGGCAAAGGAATTTCCTGAAATGTTGAAAGATGTAGAACTAAAAAAAGAATTATATCAGCATATCTGTGATAACATTGTAATGGAATACGAGTCAGCAAATAGTGTAGTAGACGAAGATGTTGAGTTCACGGATAATGCAGAAATTGAAGACGCAGAATTGGCATCTGTTTCCGATGAGTAATAAAAAAAAGATATTTAGTTTATTTCAAGAATTCTCCCAAGAACAAAAAGAAGAACTGGACATAGATCGGAATATAAATTCTGATACTCTTTTAATTGATGGTATGAACACGTTTATGCGTGTTTGGAGTATGTATCCGACCACCAACGATAATGGTGATCACATAGGTGGTTACACAGGTTTCCTAAAAAGTATAGGACACGCAATTCGTTTGCGTAAACCCACACGATGTATCGTTATATTTGATGGAAAGGGTGGAAGTGCAAGAAGACGTAAAATTTTCTCCGACTATAAAATGAAAAAGAATGTTCGGTTTCGTGTAAATCGTGCGTTAAGTTTGGACATGGATCAAACCGAAGAATCCAGTTCAATGAAGTACCAAATAGTTAAGTTGATACAATACTTGAATATGCTTCCTGTTACTACTATTTGTATGGATAATGTTGAAGCAGATGATGTAATAGCACTACTTGCTCGTTCTTATTTCAGTGGTCTTGGTAAAAAGTGTACTATAATGAGTACCGATAAAGATTTTCTTCAACTTGTAGACGAAGATGTTACTGTTTATAGTCCAACTAAAAGAACGGTTTACACTCCTGAAAAAGTATCACTTGAATATGGAATACATCCTAATAACTTTTTATTGTACAGAACAATAGACGGGGACCGTGGTGATAATATAGATGGAATGAAAGGTGTTGGTGAGAAAAAACTAAAAACTGCATTCCCTGAACTATCAACCGAAGCAAAATTATCAGTTGATGATTTACTAAAAATTTCCGAAGAAAAGAAAAAAGAAATGCCATTGTATAAAAATTTTCTTAAAGAAGAAAATCAAAGTTTGTTGAAACGAAATTATGATTTAATGCAATTGGTAGATTCTATTCTTCCTGCAAGTATGCAGACAAAAATATTCGACCATGTCGATTCACCTGTAACAGAATTAAACAAGTTTGAGTTTAGCAAGAAATTTGCTGAAGATCAATTATGGGCTGCGTTTCCTAACCACCACACTTGGTTGATGGAAACCTGGACAATTCTGAATAATTATGCGATTTCTTCACAATCGTAATTTTTTTAAAAAAAGTCTTGATTGGATTCCAATCATTTGATAATCTATTTTATATATGACGGAGACTAATAATAATAATGTAGATACCTTACAAAAGTTTGGAACTGCATTTCAAAGTAAAACAATTCGTGCTTTAATTGATGATAAAAAATTCTTGGACAGAACGCATGATATCATCGAAACTGAGTATTGGGAAAGTGAAGCACATAAATGGATTGTTGATGAGATTTTAACTCATCATCAAAAATACAAAAAGACTGCAACATTAGATGTATTTAAAATTAAATGTGACGATGTAGGAATTGATTCATTAAAAGCGGCAATTATAGATCAACTAAGAAATATATTTACACAAGTTGATTTAAATGATACAGAGTTCGTTAAAAACGAATTTTTAGACTTTTGTAAGAACCAAAAGTTGAAAAATGCAATTATGCAAAGTGTTGACTTTCTTAAAGGTGGTCAATACGATTCAATCAAACGAATAGTTGATGATGCATTAAAAGCAGGAACTGCACGTGATATGGGACACGATTATGCACGTGACATTGAACTTAGAATGTCAGAAACTGCACGTGATACAATAGGCACAGGATGGGAAGTCATTGATAATTTAACAAACGGAGGTTTGGGACCTGGAGAACTTGGTGTTATTATTAGTAGTGCCGGTGGTGGAAAAAGTTGGTGTCTTGCTTCTCTTGGTAAGTCGGCAATGCAAATGGGTAAAAATGTTTTGCATTATACAATGGAACTTAACGAGTGCTACGTAGGTCTTCGTTATGATAGTTGTTTTACAGGCATTCCATTTCAAGATATAATGGAACACGAAGAGAAAGTAAAAAATGTTGTAGCAAACATTAAAGGAAAACTTCTTATTAAAGAATATCCAACGAAAAGTGTAGGAGTAAGTACAATTCTTGCACACGCAAATTTAGCAAATACAATGGGATATCCTGTTGATATGGTTGTGATTGACTATGCAGATATTTTATCTCCTGGTAATCACGGAAATAATGCCAACAGTTATGTTGAGCAAGGAGGAATTTATGAGGATCTCCGAGGCCTTGCGGGCGAACTCGGAGTACCTGTGTGGACTGCATCACAAGCAAGTCGTTCATCGTTAGAAGATAATATTATTGAAGCACAGAAAGTTGCTGATAGTTATCGGAAAATAATGACGGCAGACTTTGTGATAAGTTTATCAAGAAAGGCAACTGACAAAGTCAGTAACACAGGTAGATTTCATGTCATTAAAAATCGGTTTGGACCCGATGGTTTGACATTTCCAAGTAGAGTTGACACGTCTTCGGGTGTTATTGAAATATATGATGAAAAAAGTACAAAGGGTGCGGAAATAATGGTGGAAATGAATGATTCTGAGAATGGTGCGAAGAATCTTCTTAAATCCAAGTACGACCAAATGAACAATAAAAATTCATATAATAACGAAGATAGTGTTGATATTGGATAAAAAATTCTGTATATATAGTATGTATGTTTACGCAGAAATTCGTAAATATATTTATATAATTAAATTATAATGTTAATATAAAAATCTAACAAAAGGTTACAAGTGAAAGTAAAAAAAAGAAACGGCAGATTAGAAGACTTCAATGTTGATAAAATCAATAAATGTGCTGAGAGGGCCACGAAAAATTTAGATAACGTTAGTGCAAGTGAAGTTCTGATTGATGCCAAAATCAAGTTGTATGACAAAGTTACAACGGTAGAAATAGACAAATCACTTATTATGAGTGCCAGGTCTAAAATCGAATTTGAACCCAATTATGCTTATATGGCTGCAAGAATGCTTCTTAATACAATTTACAAAGAAGTGTTCGGTGAGGGAGTAGATAGTGATGCATTTGAACTTCAGTATCGTAAAAGTTTTATTACAAATATGCGTAGATTAGTCCGAGAAGAAATTTTGGACGAACAACTTCTTGAGTGTTTTGATTTACGTGAATTGAGTGACAAACTTAACATTGAACGAGAAAAAGATTGGAAGTACCTTGGTATTCAGACAATATACGATAGGTATCTTCTTCACATAAACAACCGTAGAATGGAAACACCACAAGCAATGTGGATGCGTATTGCAATGGGATTGGCATTAAATGAAAAACCTGAAGAACGACAAGCATATGCAATTAAGTTCTATGAAACTTTAAGTTGCTTTGATGTAGTAAGTTCCACACCAACTTTGTTTAATAGTGGAACGACTCATAGTCAATTGAGTAGTTGCTATCTTAATACATTTGATGATTCTATTGATGGAATATTTGACGGCATTTGGCAAGAAGCAAGAAAAAGTAAATTCGCAGGTGGTCTTGGATTTGATATAACCAATTTCCGAGCAAGAGGAAGTTACATCAAAGGAACAAACGGAATCAACCAAGGACCCGTTTACTTTTGGAAACTTTACAATGATATGCTTGTTGCAGTTAATCAAGGTGGTAAAAGAAAAGGTGCAGGATGTGCATATCTTGAAACCTGGCACGCAGACATTGAAGACTTTTTATCATTAAGAAAAACTGTAGGTGATGACAGAATGCGTTGTCACGATATGAATACTGCAAATTGGATTCCTGATTTGTTTATGAAACAAGTTGAATCAGATGGTCCGTGGTATTTGTTTAGTCCAAATGAAGTTCCTGAGTTACACGAAATTTTTGGTAAAAAGTTTGAAACAAAATATTGGGAATATGTTAAAAAGGGTCAAGAAGGTGAACTTAGTGTTTTTCGTGAAGTAAAAGCAAAAGACCTTTGGAAGAAGATGTTGAAAAGTATTTTTGAAACGGGGCATCCGTGGGTTACATTCAAAGACCCAAGTAATATTCGTTATAGCAATCAACACGAAGGAACTGTTCATAGTAGTAATCTGTGTACAGAAATTCTTCTTCACACAAAACCAACTATTCACGACAACGAAGGAACTCGTTCGGTAAAAGAATACGGAGAAACTGCAACTTGTAACTTAGCAAGTGTGAATTTGAAACGACACGTTGGTGTGAACAAACACGGAGAAAAATTTATTGATTACAAAAAACTTGAAAGTAGTGTAAAAACTGCAATGCGTATGTTGGATAATGTTATTGATCTTAATTACTATCCAACTGAAGAATCACGTAAAAGTAATATGAATCATCGTCCTGTTGGTCTTGGAACGATGGGTTGGCACGATATGTTTTATGAGTTTAATGTTAATTATGAAAGTGATGATGCAATTCGTATTTCTGATGAAATTTACGAAAACATTTCTTATTTCGCAATCGAAGCATCTTCTGATATGGCAGTTGATCGTGAAACTTATAGTTCATATTCAGGTAGTCTTTGGAGTCAAGGAACATTTCCAATTGATACTTGGAAACAAGTAATGAAACTTCGTGGTAATTCCGATGAAGTTGAACTTAGAAAAGATTGGGATGCTCTTAAAAAGAAAGTTGCTAAACAAGGAATGCGTAATTCCAATACAATGGCAATTGCTCCAACTGCAACAATTAGTTATATCGCAGGATGCTCACAAAGCATTGAACCAAACTTTGGTGTTATCTTCGTGTATTCTACATTAAGTGGTGAATTTACAATGATGAATGAATACTTTGTGAACGATATGAAAGCAGAAGGATTGTGGACAAAAGAACTTAGTAATCTTGTTAAAAGTGTAGACGGAGATTTACAGAAACTAAATGGAGCAATTCCACCTTGGATCAAAGAGAAGTATAAAACTGCATTTCAACAAGATCAATTCAAACTTATTGATTGTGCGGCCTCTCGTCAAAAGTGGATCGACCAAGGACAAAGTCTAAATCTTTACAATGACAAAAGCAGTATGAAGTTTCTTAACGACGTTTATTTTCACGCATGGAGAAGTGGTTTGAAAACAACTTACTATCTTCGTAATCTGGCTGCGAGTGCTATTGAAAAAAGCACAGGTGTTAATGTAGAAGAACATAATACCGAAACCGAAACTAAAGAATCGGACGGTGAACCATCTGCATCGTTGTGTAGTTTAGAAGCAAAAATGCGTGGAGAAGTTTGCGAAAGTTGTCAATAATTTAATGTAATTGACTAAAAACCCTCGGTGGGGTAATATATATAGATATATTATTAACCAATCAACCCAGGGGGGTAAAACTATGAATTCAAGCAAGATTTTCGCAATCGTGGCCTTTATGGCAATTTCCGTCAATGTTATTTTCGGAGCACCAAATTACAAACAATTAAGGGAAGTTGCGGATCACTTGCAAGATGTATCGGTTACAATAAAAGCAAAAGCACGATACAGTAGTTCAGAAGGTTCGGGTGCAATGATTATTCGTGAAGTTGATGGAAAAAAAGTTACATTTGTTTGGACGGCTGCTCACGTTGTAGATAATCTTCGTAAAGTTCGTAGTGTCATTGAAGGTGGTGCTCCTGTAAAGATTGTTGAATTTGATGATGCATCAATTGTAAAAGAACTTGTAGAAAAAGGTCGTAGAGTTGGTGAAATGAAAATGGATGCTAAGATCATCAAGTATTCAAATGCTGAAGATGGTCACGATTTGGCACTTCTAATGGTTCGTGCAAAGGATTATGCAAAAGACGGAGTTGATTTTTATCTTAAAGAAGAAAATGATAGAATCATTCCAATTGGAACTGATTTATTTCACGTTGGTTCGTTGCTTGGTCAAATGGGTGCAAATTCAATGACAACTGGAATTATTTCACAAGTTGGAAGAACTCTTGATAAGTTTGAATACGATCAAACAACCGTTACTGCTTTTCCAGGAAGTTCTGGTGGAGGAGTTTATTTGCAAAACGGACAATATGTAGGAATGATTGTTCGTGGTGCAGGTGAAGGATTTAATTTGATGGTTCCTGTACGGAGAATGATTCGTTGGGCAGAAAAGAATGAAATTATGTGGGCAATTGATCCTAAAGTTGAAATGCCACCTATGGAAGAAATTCTAGGTATGCAAATTGAGGACACAGGAGTTATTCGCAAGAATGATGACGAAGACGAAGACGAGTATAGCACAAAGTCTGCGTTTCCATATAGAATTAAAACTGAGTATAAATTTGACAATAAATTATTA